TTGGTGAGCAACTAAAATATCATCACGATTTTGTTTTCTATATTCTTTGAAAGATCCATCCTGGATACCATTTTCAATTGGCTCCATTTTAAATTCAACCTTGCTGTTATCACTATCACCTGGAAGTGGTATATACAAAGTTCTATGTGACTGACCCTTTAAATTTGTTTGTAAAAATCTAAACATTTTGTCTTCGGCATCGGCAGATAGTTTAGCCCCTTTAAGAGTTACAACGTATCTTGGTACCGCTTTATTAGAAAAATAATCAATATTATATTGAGATGCTAACTGATCACCATGCAAAGATGATATAGCAGAAATAATGTCTGGCACTCCATAAAATGTATTTAGCGGTGAGTATTGTTTAAAATGAATAATTTCATTTGGACGATTATCTGATGTTACTGGGTTAGGATTTTTTGCTCCAAAGTTTCTAAAATAAACAACCTTGTTTGCAATAATCTGAACAAATCCATCACGCATACGACGCACACGCATAGTTGTTGATGGGATATGTCCAATGTAACCAATCTCTCCTCTTATTGTTCTTCCAACTTCTAAGTATCCATTTCCAGTAGCCTGGACATCTGTATAAACCTTTTCCATTGTTGTTGTAAAAGAGTCATCATTATTTAAACTTTCTAGCCAGTCTGTAAGTTCAATCTTTGATCTTTCAATTCTTTTACGAGCACGGCCTGTAGCCTCTCCATCAGTTGAAGATTCTAATTTAAGCATTGTTCTAGGAGAAATTTCAAATTTATATCCTAACCCAACAATATTTTCTACCTTAGCATCAATTGCTGCATGGTTAGCAAAAGATGTATCATAAAAATTTGCAAGTTCATAAACATTCCATGGAGGGGTGATAACATCAAAAAGTCCATAAGCATTACGATATAAAACTCCTGGGTTGATCTCTTTAGATTGTGCACCATTAACTCCTGAGTTAACTGCAAGAGCGCTATCTAGGTATGCTGGTGATGCCTCTACCTTGGACATTCGTGCTGCACGTCTTTTAAAGTTATTGTCTAGTCCAGATAAATTTTTTAATTCTTCCCAAGTTTTGTTAAACGGATCGCTTTTTTTAAATTCATTTGCAGGCTCTTCGATGTCGTCAATCCTTGCGCCAATTCTATACTCTACTTGATCACTCATTATTCTTCACTTCCCCATTTTTTGACAGTTTGCTGTGCTGCGTGCACTGCTCCTAAATCATTCATGCTTGGGATCAAACCTTCTGCCATTCTTTGTTTTTGCTCTGAGTACTCTTCTTCTGATATACGATTAAGCCCTGGAACAAAAACACAGTCACCATCTCCAGGATCTCCATAATGTCTTGCTGCTTCTTTTAATTTTGACATACTGGATAGGTCCCCCTTCATTGATGGAATGTTTAAAACTGATCCAGTGCCGTCAGTAAACCATTTTCCATCAGCCTTTTTGTATACATACAGGCCCCAATCATACATTTTATCTATAACTTTAATGCGAGATTCGCCAATTTGGCCCTTCATTTTGGGCAGTTGTTTACGCTTTTTATTATTATTTGCAGATTTCATAACCATCAGTATACCATACTATACTGGTATTTCAGTCTTTGTTTGCCACGCAGTATCCGAAAATATCTTAATTGAATCTCCTACAAAATTTAGACTTTCTGTAGTGTTGCTATCAACAACAATTTTATTTCTTCCTATGTATTTTTTATAAACAATGGATGGATCAACTCCGTATAACTCTGAAGACTCCGCAACTAAAACTCCATTCCAGTTGTAGGAAGAGTACCAGTATGACCAAAATAGGTCAAATATTCCGTTATTTTTAATCCTGAGCCAAGGCCTATAAATTTTACTTTGAATTTCCTGCAAGTCTGTAGCCTGATAATTTGTAATACTATTAAATACAAAAGGCCCATTTAAATTTATTGAGCCCAGAAAATTATTTAAATCAAGGCTGTTGGCAAATGAAACACCAAAAACTGCCCACTCTTTTGCCTCAATTACTGGATCTTTTACCAGGTTGCCATTAATATAAAATGCTAGCCCGTTTACTGCCTGACCAGTGCTTTTATTAAGTGCAAATAATTTTCCTCTGTCGCCCTTTTCGCTTACAGCAGAAACATAGAATTGAATGGTATCGTTTTTATGCTGTAACTCGCAAACTTGAGTTGCTCCATATGGGAATTTATCAAAATCATACCTTAGCCACATCTGGAATGCAGATATTTTATAATTATTGGATGTGCTTCTATTTAATGGAATTCCTATTCCCCTGTTAATAAATGGGCTAAAAGAACCTCTTATTTCTATTCCACTTTTTCGTGTTGAGTATAAATATGGAACGCTTTCTTTTGTAATGCTGATTGGGTTCTTTGCTTTATAATCAAAATAAATACCAGTTTTTTTGTATGGATAAATAGGAAGACCAAATCTAGTTCCTATACCTTTTGCATGGTTGTGATCAAACGCTTGAGAAGATATTTCTAATTTTTTTAGTCCAATATTTTTATACTGCGTACCCTGAAGATTTGTAACTAAATGAATAACTATTGCCAAGTCATTAAAGTTTAACCCTGCGGGTGGGTAAATTATTGTGTTATCTGCAACTTCAAATACAGTATTTTGCCAATTGGGATAGTTTGACATGTTTAAAATTTTGTCATTTCTAATTGGGCTAACATGTGTAAAATTTTTAAAGTTTTTATTTGCTCCAGCAGTTATATACTGAAAACTTATGTAACTCTTTATACTTGAACTTTCCGTATTATAGAAGTATGTCTTTATAGATTTTTGCTCAATATCTTGATAATTTTCCCAACCAGAGAAAAGGGCATTGTCTAATTGTGCATATGTTCTTTGAACTGTATGATCATACTCTAATTCTAAAGAGTTATAGTCCCAACTAGCGGTTTGTTCTGTTGAGTAAACAATAGTAGGGGATGGGTAATCTATATTAAACTGCAACATATCAAGGTCATAAATTCTTTTTCCACTGGGGTCATCTACGTAGGAAGCAAAATATGACAAGGGGATGTAGTCTTCCCAATATCCTGCTGAAGAAATATCTAAATAGTAATTATTGTAATGAAGGAATCCTTGTAGAGTGTATGTGGCTGTGTGATTTAAAAAATCTTCTCCTAAATCAATATCGCATAACCCATTATTTAAAAAATGTTGATTAACTGTATTTACGTTGTAATTGCTAAAAATATGGAATTTATAAAATTTTCCTTCAAAATTTTCAGTTCCATTTTGATTTGCACCAATGTATATTTTTAGTGAATTCTTGTTTCCAAAAAACTCATCAAGATTTGAACCAAAATAAGATATCATTTTGTCAAGTTTAAACCCTACGGGAATATAGGTATCTAAACTTATTTCATCAAATACGTTTAATGTAGTTAGATTGTTGTCATAATAAAAATAATATTTTATTTCTAGATCTTCTAGAGTGGCTTTAAAATAATTTTCAGTATTTGAATCATAAACTGTAAATATTGTTTGTACATTGTCTTTGTTTAAGTCAAACTTAATGACAGCAGACAATCCATGGATCTCGTCGTCAATCATTGAAAAATTATCGAAATATGCGTAGGTCTTTTTGTTATTCCATGCTGAGTTTGGCCTAAAAGAAAAATATGTTTTTGTCTCATCTTGAATATCATAATTATCACTTACAAAATTTAATTCTGTTTTATCGTCTAAAAATAAAGTTGGAAGTTTATGTGTAGATAAAGACAATGTTTTTTCTGTTGCAGACATATTATCAAAGATTCCTTGATTCCAACTTCCATTATTTGGATATGAATAATTTGAAGTATATTCTGAATATGGATAATCTATATAAATTGATGATGCACCGTAGGCTGAGTTAATTGTTTCTGGAGATATAACCGCTTGCCCATAAGCCAGTCTTTTTTTAGCGATTAGTGTGGGTACTATATAAGAGTATACTGCAATACAATCTATCTCATATGGACTAACGTCTTCATAAGAATAAAATCCAAGCCAGTCTAATTCTTTTCCTGAATCATTAAATTCTAATGGTAATTCTAACTCTGATTGTTTTAAGTTTAAAATAATTACTTGTTCGCCGTTAACAATTAACGATGCTGTGTTCTGTGTAATTGTAATCTGAATAAGCATTGGCCTATACCACTCGCCAACATAATGAGAAGCAAAGTGTTTACCAATAGACAAACTAATAAAAGCATCTTCAACATATAGTCCATCTTCTGATCCTATTGGGCCAAAAATTCTTGTTGGCTCTTTAATGTCAGAGTTTATTCTCATCCACATTTCAACTGTGTAGTCTTTGTACCTTCCAGTTTCATTTAAAAAGCCAAAACCTGGAACAATTAACGATGGCATACCTGCATTTGGAATAATCTTAGTAACACTATCTGATCCGTATGCCATAGGAACACTTGTGTTTCTAGCACAAAGTCTATTATTATTTATTAAATAGTAGCCATTTTTTATTCCAGAGATATACGAGTTTGCCTCTACGCATTTGGTAATTCCTGATAAAGCAATAGTACTTGGAAGCGGTAAAGATGTTGCCCCTAAAGAGGTTGTATTAAAGTTTTCTGAGCATTGGCCTAGCGTAAATCCATTAGTAAAAATCTTATAGTTGTCAATATTGGATGCGCCACCATTAAACTCAATTTTTATTAATGGCCTAAAGGATGTGCTCTGAGATGGGTATGTGGAGTTGTGAGATAAAAAAATCCATTTTTGTGAAATATCAGTTACATACTTTGTAATTTTTTCTACTGTTTCTCCAGAGGATGTGTCATTATATTCAAACCCTATCGATATTGACTTTAAGTATGCACTTTCAGTATAAAAATAACATCCAGATGTTAGGGTTGCTAGGCTGGAATTTAATTCATCTAAATCAATTAGGTCTGCACCTACAAATTTTATTTCCTTAGAAACTTCTAGGAAATCATCAAATTGTATTTCATTTAAGTAACTACTTAAAAATGGTTTGTTTAAATCTATATTACTTGTAGTTACAGATGCGTCTAAAAAGTTCCATCCAGCCAAATTTCTTTGATTATTGGATACCAAAGATAAGTAGTCAACATTATCATCTAGCGACCACAACCCTATTGGATGTTCGGCAAAAATTTTTTCTGCATAAAGGTTTGATTGAATAGACATTGTTAGTCTATTTTATCATATTAAAGGTTTTTAAACCTTGGATTTCCCCAAGTGATCTCGTTGTATTTTAATCCAGGATACGGAGACTCTCCAACTGGAGCATTCCAAAAATCAGAAACAAATAAGTCGCCCTCATCTATTGTGGTTATCTCTCTTTGAAACTCTTCTGTCTCTGGAAATATAACGCAGTCTCCTGGCTTTAGATCTACGGCAATTTTATAGTTTTTAAATTTAAGTTCTCCCCCCGCATGTGAGTCTGTCCATTTTAAGATAGACCTAAATACATTCTTTGGTCTATTTGTAGACCATTGCATGGGAAAGGTTCTTTCATTGGTAAGTCTAAAAATATAACTTTTTCCAAGAATTGGAGGATCATAAAAAATTTTAGTCATGTCACTAACCGCAACCCCTATTGCAGTTGTATATTTTTCAAAAACAGCAACAACCTCTCTTGTCATATCTCCATACGTGGCTATGTCAAATTCAACATTATGTTGTGAGTATAGTGGATCATGAAGAGGAATGTGATCTTCTTTTGTTTGAAACTTTACAGTATTAATAAAATCTTGAACTAACTTAATATCTTCTGCTGTAGCAACATTAATTATTTGATAAGTCATAACAATTCCTTTACTTTCTTGATTTTAATTATAGCACATTAAGGTCTAGTTTCTAGGAATCCACAACTTTTCATTTCCCTTGTTATGATACCTTGCCATAACAAACAGTAAATCTGAGAGCCTATTTAAATATTTTGCAATATTTATATTTAAACCATCCACCTTCCAAACCTCACGCTCTGCCCTTCTCACAATTGTTCTTGCATTATGAAGTGGGCCAGTAGGTAGAACAAAGGAATGCAGTGGCTCTAGGTATTCGTTATAGTCATCAATTATATTTTCTAAATAGGTAACTCTATCTTCTGATATTGTTATTGTTGGGGCACCAGAGAGTTCTGCACCAAGATCAAACAAGTCACTCTGTATTCTATCTATAATGTCATTATGGTATTCCGTCGCCATTCCAATAGCAGAGTTAGCCTCATCTACTGCACCAATTGCTTCAATTAAAAAACTGCTTTTATCTATTCTTTCATTTGTAGCGGTAGAGGTTTGTCCGTCATCGCCCGTCTTTGTATAAATACGAGTTAAGTGAACCATTAGTGTCCTGTCAAAGAACGCCAGATATCAACTGTAATACTGTTGGCTATATAAAGTCCAACCAAATTTATAACCAATTGAAATGCGTACTCAATTTTAGTAGGTTTCTTTTTTTGTAACGGAAACTCTATAACATTATTTAATTCTTTATAGGCTAATCTCATGGAAATATTAACTCTCCTTTAGGACCAGTCCAAACCAATCCAACTGAGTCTCCTATATTTAAATATTGTTGATCTATGGCAAGTTGTCCCCAACCCCACTCATTACGTGGAAATGGAATAACTTGTTTTTCTTTAATAATAATTGCCCAATACGCTTCTGCGGGTGGCATGACTTCACAAGACTCTGCCTTTTCATCTGGCAAACCATTAACTCTACAAACCACACCAAGTCCATACTTTTTAGTACCTTCTATTTTAAGATTGGCTTGTTTTAAAACATCTAAAGCAAGAATGCTGCTAGATGATTCTACACATTTTTCTAACTTTGTTTGATTATCTAAAACTCCATAATCAACATAAAGATTTATACAGTTGTCATCTGGTTTGTTTATAACAAACAGTGTTGCTCCAACTGCTATAAAAATTGCTAATGATGCTAGTATTTTTTTCATTTTATCTCCCTTAGTATAATTTTATCTCACAAGCGTCTGTACTGCAATAGGCTTCACCTTGTGCTTCTAAATTTTCTACTCCATCATAGATAGCAGACCAGTCAATCTTTGCAATTTTGCCTACGTAAGAATTGTATTCTTCTTTTGTAATATTGTTATATGGTTGTTGTGGAAATGTTTCATTACCCATTGGCAAAAATGAAACAGCCTTTAACTCGCCCTCATAAAGATGAAGGGCTGGAGCAACATGTTTTTTCTCTGTTTCTTTATCAAAAGACAGAGTTACAGAAACTCCATTATCAGACCAATACTTTTGAGCAGTTGCTGCCAAACCAATTTTTTCAAAAAGACTTACATCTTTTTCAGAACGTGGATGTCCAGATGCTACTGGGAAGTAGACTACTGAAGTGTTAGCAGAAACTAAGTCTGCTTCAACTTTATACCCTGCTGCTTTAAATAAATGAAGCATTGGGTCTGTATTTCCAAACCTTATAGCACGTAGATAAAATGCTCCTCCTGGACCCCAGTGAACTCCTGGTGTTGCACCAGAAAGTAGTGAAACAGATCCTGAAGGTTTGACGGTAGTTACACGAATTGATTCACGTACACACAACCATTCTGAGTATGAATGATCGTATGCTTTAATTTTTTTATACCCTTCGTCCATCCATTCACGAACTGCTGGCATACCCTTTGTATCTGCAAAAGATGCAATACCAGTTAAAGATGTCCCAATACGACGATTACGTTGCATAATGCCATTTGTGGTTTGCCAATGTGTTGGCATAAGTGTTACGGTTTTTCCATATAGATATGCAAATTTTAATGTACGAAGAAAATCTTCTTTGTCTTCATGACGATTTAAATGAACTTCTACTAGCGTACACAGTTCGTATGATTCTAGTGGTTGCTCTGCACATGGATTAAAACCCATTACACGATAATCTTTTCCATCTGGTGCATCTGCAAGTCTTCCATAATTACGAGCAACATCAAGCCAAATAAATCCTGGTTCTCCATTGTCTGCAATTAAGTCAACATAATCTTCATAGTTTGTTCCAACTTCTGCAGCAATAGAGTTGTTAGACATCCAAGCCCATCCTGGATTTTTTGGATCATA